ACCGCTGCCCAGAAGGATGCCGTTACCTTCGATGAAATCTTCAAGCTCTACTATGCACTGAAGGCTCCGTACCGCAAGAAGGCACAGTTCCTCTGCAACGAAGCCCTGGTGCTGCAGCTGATGACCATCAAGGACAACAACGGCAACTATATCTGGAAGCCGGGTCTGGAGATCGGCAAGCCTGATACCCTGCTGAACCGTCCGCTGAAGACTTCTGCTTTCATGCCGGAGATCAAGGGTGGCAGCAAGGTCATGGCTTTTGGCGATTACAGCTACTACTGGGTGGCTGATCGCCAGAACCGCACCTTCCGCCGTCTGAACGAGCTGTATGCCCGTACTGATCAGGTCGGTTTCCTGACCACCCAGCGTGTGGATGGCAAGCTGATCCTGCCCGAAGCCGTACAGCTTCTGCAGATGGCACCGCAGGGCTAAGAAAGTCTGGAAAGGAGGAGCCGGTTATGGCACTGATTCCGCTTTACGAAGCGAAGACCTATCTCCGCGTGGACAGCAGCGATGAGGATGCCCTGATCGGCATCCTTTTATCTTCTGCGGAGCAGATGTGCAAGGACGTTGGCCGTCTTTCGGAAGACCAGTGGGAGGCAGTCAATGCCGCTGACCAGGATGCCGAGAACGGAGTACAGCCCACAAGGGAACTGGAAGCCCTGCGCAGCACCTGTCGTGTGGCGATTCTGTATGCACTGGGGTATCTCTATGAGCACCGGGACGAAGCTGACCATAAGCAGCTGATGCTGATGCTTCGTTCCATTCTGTTTGCTGTGAGGGAGGGGGTTTTCTGATGATCGAGAAACTGAATGAGCGGATCACAATCGAGAAAAGCACGGTCGTGACCGATAAGGTCGGAAACCATCGGAACACATGGGAGGAATATTTCACCTGCTTTGCCTACGCTTCGACCTATCAGGCACAGGAAGAAGAAGGTGAGGTCACAGCCGAACAGAAGAGCGTGGTGTTTACGGTTCGCTGGTGCAGCGAGACCAGAGGATTAACTTCCACTGGTTACCGCATCCGCTTCCGGGAGCAGCTCTACAATATCGAATCCGTTGACCCGATGAACTATCAGAAGAAGATCCTGAAGATTCATTGCAGACTGGAGAGGAGGCAGCCGGATGAGCAGAACCGTCAGCATTGATGAGATGGCTGACGCCATCAACGAAGGCTTAAAAGAATATGCAACGCTTGCTTCCACGCAGGTGAAGAGTGCTGTCCGTAAGTCTGCCAAAACGGTCAAAGACCAGATCTCGGCCAATGCACCGTCCAGAACGGGCGCATACAAAGGAAGCTGGGTGGCGACCAAACAGTCCGAATCCAGCCAGAGCCTTCAGATGGTGGTGCATTCCAAGAACCGCTACCAGCTGGCACATCTGCTGGAAAAAGGTCATGCCAAGCGCGGCGGCGGACGGGTGGCAGGAAGACCCCATATCGCTCCGGCAGAGCAGGCCGGTATCGAGCAGCTCCAGTCTCTCATCGAAAAGGCACTAAAGTAAGGAGGAACCAATGACCCACGAAGAAGTAAAAGCTCTGGTGGAGGAAATGGGGCTTCCTTATGCGTATGACCATTTCGCAGAAGGGGAGAGCCCTGATCCACCGTTTATCTGCTTCCTGTATCCGAAAGCCGAGAATTTCGGTGCGGACAACCTTGTGTACCACCATTTCAACCGGCTGGACATTGAGGTGTACACCGATTACAAAGACCCGGATATGGAAGCAAGCATTGAAGAAGTCCTGACCGCACACGAACTCTACTATGAGAAAAGCGAGGTCTGGATCGAAACCGAAAAGATGTATGAAGTCCTGTATGAGCTGACTGTATAAGCCGGCCGCAGGGCGATAGGAGGAATAACCTATGTCGAAGCAAAGCAATAAGGTCAAATTTGGCCTGAAAAACTGCCACTATGCAAAGGCGACCTTTGACGAAGATGGCAGTGTCACCTATGCAAAGCCGGTCCGCATCCCCGGTGCAGTCAGTCTTTCTATGGATGCCAATGGCGAGATTGAACCGTTCTATGCGGACAACATCGCCTACTATGTCGTGAATAACAACTCCGGCTACGAGGGTGATCTGGAGATCGCGCTGATCCCGGAGAGCTTCCTCACGGACATCATGCACGAGGAACTGGATGGCAACGGTGTGCTTGCGGAGAACGCCAATGTGGAACTGGAGCATTTCGCCTTCCTGTTCGAGTTCGATGGCGATCAGCGTCACATCCGTCATGTGCTGTACAACTGTGTGGCAAGCCGTCCGTCCATTGAGGGTGAGACCAATGAGGACAGCAAGGAAGTCAAGACGGACACCCTGAACCTGCAGGCAACCCCTCTGGCAAACGGTTATGTCAAGGCAAAGACCGGTACAAACACCACCGATGATGTCTATAACAAGTGGTACGATGCGGTCTATGAGCCGCAGGCGGAAGCTGTGGACACCGAAGACACCAGTCACACCGA